AAAGGAGTCCGTCAGCCTTCAGGCGTTCTGTGATTCCCTGATAATTGCCGGCATTTTCCTCGCAGTAGGCAGCCAGTTCCTCTTTTCCTCCGTTTACGGCAGGTTCACCCTTTGGGGCAGGAACTGGTTCACCCGGTGCCGGAGCTTTCTTTAGATTGGCTACTTGTTCTTTGAGTTGAGTGATCTCTGAATCCTTGCCGCTTGCCTCGGTTTTCAGATTAGCGATCTCTTGATCTTTTTCACTTACTGTTGTCTTGAGAGTCGCTATTTCAGTAGTCGCATCAGATAATTTCTGATCGATCTCCTGTTTAGCTTGTACGAGAGAACTGTTATCCGATTTCAGACGGGTGAATTCATTATGCAGGGAGTCGAGGTTCTCTGCTGATAATTCGGTCGTTACTGCCTTATCTTGACTGATATTCAGAAAAGATAAAAAAGCTGACCATGATTCTTTTAGAGTCATTTTGTTTTTGAATGAAGTTGTTGATAATGCTGGCACGGAATTCGTGTCCATACCCGCTGCCAGAAGAACGGATGTGGAACGATCATAGAGGCGAACGGCATTGGAATTTGCCGGTATGTCCACGATGGATGCTTCCATCAGCTCTGACTCTGTAACTGTTTCGCGAGTCTGACCAGGTACCAGAAGGTCTTTGTTGGCTGATGTAGCAATGATGCGGATACCGACACTTGCGGCGTTGTAAGTCCCTGCTTCGTATTTTGCGGCAATGTCTTTAGATAGTTGATCAACCTTGTCGAAAACAGGAATGGCAGAAAGTACATCGCCTTCAAGCTGTATATCTTCCCAATGCCCGATAGCTTTAGTTTCTCCCCAAATGGGAGATCCTTCATCACGAAAATGCATATACAGCATCACCGGGTTCTTCTTGAATGCTTCGAGGAGCATTCCAGAGGTAAGGACCCGGTAACCGTAACGATTAAGCGATGAATCGGAAAGAATGATACGTTTTTGGCTCATTGCACTGATTTTGGTGCAATGATACGCCTATTAGTGAGGGTGCAGAAGGACGGTTAAATTTCGATATAGGAGAGCATCGGATGTAATGAGGTCCCGGCAAGTTTCAGCTCATATCCGGTGAAGTCGGTTACCTTTTTCCCTATAATCAGGTTTAAGTTTCCGAGGAGTGGGTATTCATTTGTGCCATAGATATACTTGTGTCCCTGTGTGTCCTGGCAGCGTAGGACACAGCCTGTCTGAACTTTATTGCGCAGCTCGTTTGCTGTATTCTCCTCTAATGCGGATCGAGGAAACTGGATGGTCACTGAATGCTTATATGTGATTCCTGCGTCTTTTGTATCATCAGAAGCGACAGTTGGAGCTTCAATGATTCCTCGCGTTGGAAGCGGATACCAGTCGTGTCCTTCCTTGCTCCTGATGCATGCCTGGTTCTGATGTACTGCAAACAGGACTATTTCGTCTGTATTTAGTATTTCGGCAAATAATATGCCTCCCATATTATTGATATCACTCATAACTTGTTGATTTTCAATTAGTACGCATTTTTAGAACATTTTTTGATCAAAAAAGGGACAATTAACTACACTTGCTCGGTCATGTTTTTGTGCGGTGATAGCCTCTTTTTTTCTCTTTTCGTCGAAGATTAGCCCTCCAGCGATAATAATTCTTCTTGAATGCATCTTCGCTGATGGAATCAATCCCATAGCAGGTCATGAAGTTGTGTATCCCGTCGATATAGGTGATTCCGTAAGTGTGCTTTTGCTCATCCAGGTAATCATGTACCTCTGCCCATAGCATTCTCTCGATCTTGCGAATGAGAATTATCTGTGAACGTATTCCCAGGTAATTGTAAGTTTTAGGATCCTTCCCGGTAGTACGTTCAGGAAGGATGATGGTGAGATTACCATGATCCTTAAAGATGTTAGCTGGACGACGTTCTAACAGATCGTAGATAAAATGGTAGATATCCGTTTTATCCGGGAAGCGAATCGGAGAGTCCTGCAAATTGCAGAACTTTCCGATCAGATACTCCTTAAGATGCTGTGGAACTTCAATCTTAGTAGTAATCATATAAAGCATAGTGGTTTAGGTGTGGAGCTAATGTACAAAATATAACTGAGTAATCCTTGCCTTTATCAATAAAAAAACGAGGTATTGTACATATAACCCTTGCTGATACCGTACTATTTTTTTGTGCAATCGTGCTAAATGAGCTATGCTTTCTGTTTATGTGTTGTTTATCAGATAGTTAATGGCGTACGAAATAGTGTACTTTTTAGCACAAAATCTTCGTACTCCGTACAAAATGCATTTTTGTGCGTTTTTGTACGAATCGTACGTTTTTGTACGAAAATCGTGCGGTGTTTAAATATCTGATTTATAATGTAATAAATGCCGAAAAAAGGGTGTCTGCACGAAAGCACAAAATTTTCCCTTATTTTTAGGTAGGGTATTTTTAAGAAAGAAAAATAAAAAAAATATATATGTCCCCCTGTCTGCGCTTGGCGTCTCTCCCCCTGCACATTTGTTCAAAACGTTCTTGATGAATGAAGGGGAGGCGAGGGGAACGGAAAAAGAAAGCCCGGTAATGCAGAAGCATCACCGGGCAATAAATGATTCGACTTATGTTAGCGCAAATCATCAGGATAAAACACTTGCGATATCAATTCGTACTCACGCGGTAGTGACTTGACGCCGACGACTACGCAGATGCCCCTTGCGGCAAGCTCGTAGAGACGCTGTGTCGTGATGACAGAGCCGCGAAAGTTGTAGTTACTGCAGAGAATGAAGTAGGCAGTAGGCAGGTCAAAGGAATAGATATCCTTGCGGATGATTTTTTTAGCATCCGAAGGGACTTTGGCAAAACCTAGCCGAACGGCCAGGCGGGAAATGAATAGTTCCCGTTCATCGCTCGATGGGGCTATTACTACCATTATTTTATTCTCTTTTTTTATTGTCATAATGTTGCGTATATCAGTGAAAATTAGTATCTTTACAGAGTAATAAATTGGGATAATCTACTCATCTTCGATTCGAGTAGAAGTGTGGTCGGACATGTGCCGGCACTAATTTAGGCACATGCCGAATGCTGCTATAATCGTCAGAAAACTCTAAAAAGTCATCCAAGACATCTTTCCTTGTTGTTTCTTCAATAATATACATACAAGCTATTTTAATGAATAGATCACGTGATGCAGGCTTACAATGGTCAGCTATAAGAATACTCTTGCCTTCAGGTATTGTAGCAAGAATGTTATTGACGGCGTGATAGAAACGCATGAAGCGTTCCGGATCCTGCCGGTATAGAGGAAGAACTTCGTCTAATATTTCTTGATAGGTTCCCATGCTTAAGTGCAGAATAGTGATAGTGCAATTAATATTGATAATTTATATTCCCTGCTGTATAGCTCCAAATACCGGTGTGAAACCTGAATTTTAGCGTCTCAATGATTCCTTTTTTTTGTGGGATCCAGTTGTGTAAAGCCTCGATGTCTCCTACTTCCGGTTCTGGCGGAAATACATATAGGTGGAGTCCGATGACGAACCATCTTATTCTATTCATGTTCCAGGTATTTTTTTAGTTCACTCCGTTTTATGAAGAACGCACATGCCAGATACTCTCCGGGCATGCCTGTTCGGATTTGGAACTTGGCGTCATCGCTCATCTCCTTTTCTGTACCGAATCCGACTATACTTCCACGCTGATCTTGTGTAACATTGACTAATGTCGTGGTCATTCTCAGACCTTGATTATTATCCATTGCCATTTGCTGGATGGCCGCCAGGATATTAGCGCCTCGATCTTTACTCATTTGTATAATTATTATAAATTGATTTCTTTGATAAAATTCTCTATATACTTACAAGGTTTAATCCCTTGTGGCATATCTTTCTTGTTACGTATATTGAAATATCGGTGAAGGCATTCAGTGTATGGAGA